TCATCCTAAGATGGCTGGTCTTAAAGAAATTACTTTTGAAACTAACGGTACTCAAAAGCTAACAGAAGAGTTTAAACATTATCTTGGCGAATGGACTGCTGAACAATGGGATAGAGAAATTACATTTAGTGTAAGTGCTAAACTTCCATGCAGTGGTGAGAAGTGGGAAGAAGCTATCCTTCCGGAAGTAGTATGCGAGTATGAAAAACGTGGTACAGCATATTTGAAATTTGTTATTGCTACAGAACAAGATTTTGCCGATGCTGAGTGTGCTATTGCGGCTTATCGCAAACAAGGATTTAAAGGACATGTATATTTAATGCCAGTAGGCGGTATTGAAAGTGTCTACGCATTAAACAATAAAAACGTGGCATTAATTGCAATGAAACACGGATTGCGCTACAGCGATCGTTTGCAAGTGCCACTATTTAAAAATGAGTGGGGAACCTAATGAATAAATGGATTAAAAAAATATTTGGCATCGATAAAATCGAAGCACAAGCAGAACGTTCAATGGCAATAGCCGAGGCTGCAACAGAGGCGGCCAAGCAAGCTACTGATGCGGCGACTCGTGCTAAAGAAGCAGAGGATCTTGCTAAACTAACACCAAAAGAACGTGCTACTAAAAAGAAAGAACCGTGGGTAGCAGTTCTAGACACACACGTTAATAGAGATAATCCTGCAAATGGATTTTTTGAACTTGACTGGAACGAGTATTTTGTTGTACAATTAAGAGAAGCAGGCTTTGGCTTCGATGGAGATACAGACGAGGTCGTTGTTGACCAGTGGTTCAAGACACTAGCACGTAATATGCTTAGTGAAGAAGGCATGGAAAATAATCGTAGTCAAGGTTTTATTAATGTTCAGAAATTGGACGCAACTAGATCGGAAATTGGATGACCTATATTATAGTCGATACTGCTAACACGTTCTTTCGTGCAAGGCATGTAGTGCAAGGCAGTGCCGAAATTAAACTTGGCATGGCTTTTCATATTACACTTAACAGTATCAAAAAGGCATGGAACGACTTTGGCGGTAGTCATGTAGTGTTCTGTCTCGAGGGTAGATCTTGGCGTAAGGACTTTTATGCTCCTTATAAACGCAATAGACAAGAAACTCGTAGCGCAATGACTGTTAAAGAACAAGAAGAAGATAAATTGTTCTGGGAAGCATTTGATCAATTTAAAGATTTTATTTCCGAAAAGACTAATTGTACAGTAATGCAACATCCGCAACTAGAAGCAGATGATTTAATTGCAGGTTGGATACAATCACACCCAGATGCAAAACACGTTATTATCTCGACAGACGGAGATTTTGCACAATTGGTAAGTCCTACTGTTAGCCAATATAATGGCGTAGGCGATTTACATATTACACACGAAGGAATCTTTGATGCTAAAGGTAAACCTGTTAAAGACAAAAAGACGGGCGAGCCTAAGCCTGCACAAGACCCTGAATGGATGCTGTTCGAAAAATGTATGCGAGGCGACACATCAGATAATGTATTTTCAGCTTATCCGGGAGTACGAACAAAAGGGACAAAGAATAAAGTTGGTCTCATGGAGGCGTTTCAAGATCGTAACTCTAAAGGATATTCTTGGAACAATCTCATGCTCCAACGTTGGGTAGACCATAACGGTGCCGAACATCGTGTAATGGAAGATTATCAACGTAATGTACAACTATGTGATCTTACCGCACAACCAGATGACATTAAAACTATCATTAAAGAAACTATCAAAACACATGCTGTATCAAAATCGGTAGATCAAGTTGGTATTCGTATGCTTAAATTCTGCAATACTTGGGATATGAAAAAGATTGCAGATAACATTCAGTCTTACGCAGAACCCTTCCAAGCAAAATATAAAGGAAATTGATATGAGTGTATATCTAATCAAACCTCTCGAAAAGAAAAGTGTTGTTTACCACGTAGAAATGTTCCGCGAAAATGCGGATGGTTCTATTAGCTGGGTCAATATCGATGAAACTTATCGATGGGGACAAGGTTTTATTGAATTGGATATGGATTGCAATCTTCCTTATAAGGACAGCGATCTTGCCTACTGCGATCCTCATGCAGGTTGGGGTGCAGAACTAGACGATAGCTGTGCTTGCTGGTTCGAATACAGTGATGATTTTACAGACGAACAAAAAGAAGCATTTGAATCATCTTATCACGAAGGCGGTGCGGCTTGGTTATTTGACGGTGAACATGATTGGCAGGAAGAACATTCGGCTATTCATGTATTAGCACCTTTTCAAGTTAGTTTAGTCGAAGATGACGGCACAATTATCGAAGAAAACGTTAAACTTAAAGATAGGCCCAATCCTACTACAAGTTGGCCTTTCAGCCCGGAATTTCCTAAACCCGATAGCGAAGGCGGAGAAAACGATTAATACAAGAGATAAATACGTATATTACTCCAACGCCTTCGGGGAAGAGTAATACTAGGAGAAATATATGTATGATACAGTTTGTATATACGAAACAACATGCCCAAACAAAACTAAGGGATGTAAGGAAAAAACTATGACAGAAATACACGCAAAGCCCATCGTCGATGGCAAATTTTGGATTGTGGAAAAAGACGGCAATAAAATCGCCACACTACACAAAAAAGAAAATAACAAATTTGTACTTAGTAGTACTAATGGCGAAGTTATGTTTAATAAAAAACAAGACTTAACTAAAGAATTTGGCAACGATTTCTTTTTAACCAGCACCAAAGTTAAAGTTACCCAAGCGGAACCTGATGAAGTACACGGTTTTCCAGCAATGTGTAAGCCTTATAACAGTATGTATGATGTAAGACGTAAATTGCCATTGTTTACAAAAAGTAATCAGAGTAAGAGTCTATACTGTGCAGGATATTATACGATTAAATTTGATAAAGGCTGGGTTAAGTCATTTTGTCCTAAATTGATTACTATCGAACGTTACGAAAGTAAAGGTCCATTTAAAACAGAGTTTGAGATGAAACAGGTACTTGCTAATGCAAAATCAAATTAACACATTACCAGTAACACAATTTACCCAACTGTTAAAAGCGGCTGAGTTATCTCGCCAAACTGAGCTTAAGATGCCTATTCAACAGGCCAGACTGCTTAGTTTGGCTCTTAATGACATGCTAGGCAAATTAAATCAAGATTACGAGAGCATGTTCAATGCTCTTAAACAAGCCAGCAATTCAGAAGTTGTCCAGATCTCAGTAGACGGCGGTGGGTTTTCTGACAAATAATTGATAAATATATGCGTACTTATCGTGAGATGCATATATGTCAAGACCAAAACCTAAAGTGTTATTAGAACACACAAATAAGAAAACTTACAAATCTGAGCAGGTTTTAGAGTCTGAAGCCATCTGGGCTGTCTTCTATAAAGCCGAGCCTTTTAACCTAAAAAGTTTCAGTAGTGTAACTAGCTACCCCGGACCAAAGTATAAAAAAACTAGCTTTAGCAATCCTGGTCACGCATTAAATCTAGCAAAAAAATTAAATTTAACTTTTGGTACCTCGGAGTTTGAAGTTTACAAACTTACCACCGGTACTGTAGTTAAATGATCTCAAAAGAATCATATACCAAAATATTTCTCCAACAATGGGAGAAGAGTGCGGACGATATTAACATAAAGTTATATCAACGTAAATGGTTTACTAATAATAGAACCAAAGAAGGCGGTGGGCTCAGACTTACCGACGATGGTTACATGTTTTTAACCAGCGAATTGGATTTGAGAGAGTATGAAATTCCATTCACAGCCGACATCGAACTAAGTCCACAAACTATTATATTTTTGGACAGGTATATTGACTGCCCATATTACCTTACTAACCAAAGTATTACTGTATTTTCGGAAAAGAAAAGTTTTGAGCTGTACTTGTTTTCGGACGACATCCGCAAATTTGGGCTGATTAAAGCCATGAAAAATAGACAGAATACCGACTAAACCCGTTGACACTACTGCGACTTGGTGTTATACTATTAAAACAGTAACAGCACTGAACCACTTAATTTTTTAACAGTAAGGAACGGAAATGGCAGAAATTAATAGTCGCACAGTTGGCCCTAAAGGTGCTAAAAAATCTTTGCGCAAAGCATTTAACAGCAAACGCCCAATCTTTATCTGGGGTCCCCCAGGTATTGGTAAATCAGACATTATCAAACAACTGGGCACTGAGCTTGATGCCCATGTCATTGACGTCCGTTTGAGTTTGTGGGAACCTACCGACATTAAAGGTATTCCATATTTTGACAGTAACACTGGTAAAATGGTTTGGGCTCCTCCAAGCGAATTGCCAGATGCCGAATTGGCAAAACAGCATAAGACTATTATCCTGTTTATGGATGAATTGAACAGTGCCGCACCTAGCGTACAAGCCGCGGCTTATCAGTTGATTTTGAATCGTAAGGTTGGTACTTACCAACTTCCAGATAACGTAGTAATGGTTGCCGCTGGTAATCGTGAAACAGACAAGGGTGTTACATTCCGTATGCCTAGTCCGCTGGCAAATCGTTTCGTTCACTTGGAAATGAAAGTTGATTGGGAAGACTGGTTTGACTGGGCTACTGAAAACAAGATCCATAAGGATGTTGTTGGTTTCCTTACTTTTGCCAAGAAAGAACTTTACGATTTTGATCCAAAGTCTAGTTCACGTGCGTTTGCTACTCCACGTAGCTGGTCTTTTGTTAGCGAATTGCTTACAGACGACGACACAGACGAAAATACCCTGACTGATTTGACTTGTGGTTCGATTGGTGAAGGTCTTGCTATTAAGTTTATGGCTCACCGTAAAATTGCCAGCAAGATGCCTAATCCTACAGACATTTTGAGCGGCAAAGTTAAAAAGATGGATTCCAAAGAAATTTCAGCAATGTATTCTTTGACTATCTCTTTGTGCTATGAATTGAAAGATGCAAGCGAAAAGAATGCTAAAAATTGGAATGATCAAGTAAACAACTTTTTCGAATTTATGATGAATAACTTCGAAACAGAATTGGTTATTATGGGTACTAAATTGGCATTGTCTAGTTACAAATTGCCGTTGGATCCGGACGAAATCAAATGTTTTGATGCGTTCCACGCTAAATTTGGCAAGTACATTAGCGCCGCTACCGAAAAAGACGATCGTCGTAAATAATTCGGTTTAGCACCATTTGACACCTCCTTCGGGAGGTGTTATACTATATACATAGTAACAATTCAGGAGCAAGAATGTCACAAGTAGATCCGATTATCGATAAAATTATTGTAGCCCGTGTAGGACTATTGTTGCGCCATCCGTTTTTTGGCAACATGGCAACACGTTTAAAAATTCAAGAAGCAGAAGAATGGTGTAATACTGCGGCTACCGACGGCCGTTCAATCTATTTTAACCGCAAATTTTTTGAACCACTTAGCACTAAACAAATTGAATTTGTTATTGCACACGAAATCCTGCACAATGTGTTTGATCACATGACACGTCGAGAAGGTCGTGACCCTGCAATTTTTAATATTGCATGTGATTATACAGTAAACGGACAAATTGTACGTGATGGTATCGGTGATCACAATATTAACGGTATTAAGATTTTCCATGATGCCAAATACTACGGCATGGGTGCAGAAGAAATTTACGATAAAATCTTTGACGAAATGGATGAGCAACAACTTAATCAGTTGGGGCAGTTATTGGATGATCACATCGATTGGGGTAAAGAAGGTAAAGATGGTCGTCCACAGTACAGCAAAGACGAATTGAAAAAGATTCGAGATGAAATCCGTGAAGCAACTATTCAAGCCGCTAATGCCGCAGGTACAGGTAATACCCCTGCAAGTGTACAACGGATGATTAAAGAATTTACAGAACCTAAAATGAATTGGCGTGAAATTTTGCGTCAACAAATTCAAAGTGTGATCCGTAGCGATTTTACATTTATGCGTCCTAATCGTAAAGGCTGGCACATGAGTGCTATCTTGCCAGGTACTAATGTCGAGGAAACAATTGATATATGTGTTAGTATTGACATGTCTGGTAGTATTAGCGATGCACAAGCAAAAGACTTCCTAAGTGAAATCAAAGGCATTATGGAAGAATACCGAGAATTCAATATTAAAATTTGGTGTTTTGATACTAAGGTATACAATGAACAATCGTTTGATGGTTATAATATTGAAGAATTTGATGAATATGAACCGATGGGCGGTGGCGGTACTGACTTCGATGCCAATTGGAACTACATGAAAGAACATGATATTGTTCCTAAAAAGTTTATTATGTTTACAGACGGTTATCCTTGGGATAGCTGGGGGGATCCAGACTACTGCGATACAGTATTCGTAATCCACGGCAATGATAAAATTGTTCCACCTTTTGGTGAGGTAGCTTACTACGAAGCATTGAAAGAAACTGCATAATGGCGATTAAAAACGGCAAGCCCAATCCTTTAAATTATTTCAACTTACGGAGGGTTGAGTTTGCCGCGCCGCATTTTAAGTATGATAGCATCAATGATTTTAAACCAAATATAGCACGTAATTTAGATCTCTGGATCAGAGACAATCTAAACGGCCGTTACTACATTGGCCAGGATCTAACACTAGATCATAACAATAGCATTATATACATAACACGCATAGGATTCGAGCAAGAAAAAGAACTCAGTTTCTTCAAGATTGCCTATCCACAAAAATAATTGAGATAATTAAGTGTGTAGTTTAATAAGGAGATATCATGACTGATACAACAACACAAGTAGAAGAACAACAACCACAAACCGAACAGCAAGGTGCAGATTTAAGTATTCAAGATTTGAGTGCTATGAAGTCTATTATCGATGTTGTAAGCGCCCGTGGTGCTTTTAAGCCAGCTGAAATGATGATGGTTGGACAAGTTTATAATAAACTAAGTGCGTTTCTAGATGCAGTAACTAAGCAAGCAGAAGCACAGAAAACATCAGAAACACAAACGAACCAAGGAGCCTAATATGGCCGATCTAAAACATATTGGTAGAGTTAAAGCTACCAACAAGAAATGTATTATAGTATTTCGTACATTACCCGGTGATGCATTTAATTGTTTAATTGCACCTACCGAGAATTTACCAGATTCATATCACGATGCGTTAATTAATTTAGTTGAGAGTCCTAGTGGTCAAAATGCCAGTGAGTTTGGTGAAATAATGGCTCGCAGTCAATTCCCAGACGGAAGTGTTATGCTAGCCGCGTTGCATACACAACAACGTTTGATTAAAGTTTCAACAGATCAAATTGTAGTAACACCGAACGGCGTTATGAATTTACCATTGTCTGAACTTAATCAAATTATTGCAGAACAAATGGGAACTACTGTAGATGCGTTAGCATTAAAATCTGCCATTGCACAAGATCCAAAACCAGCTAATCCAAATACTACTATTCAAGAAATTGCGACTGTTGCAGAAGTTCCTGCATCAACTCCAACTTCATTTGATAGTCCAGAAGCCGAAGCTAAGTTTTATCGTAGCCAAGCCGATAAGTTAAGCAAAGAAGCTGCCGAAATGCGCCGTAAAGCAGAAACTATATCGCCGACCAAAAAATTAAAGTGACATCCACGGGAAAACCTCTTCCCAAAGAAGTTATCGATTGCTGGCCCGAAGTATTTTCGGAAATACAATTAAATGTGTTGCCGTTAAAATACCTAAATACAGTCTTGATTAATTTTAAAGACGGCAAAACATGGGAAGTTAAAATTACTGCCGAAGCTAAAAAAGATGGATGGACTGTCTTTGAAAAACAACTTAGCGAGCTTGTAAAAAACTACGAAGATTCTATCGACAATGTGGACTTCAAGTTAGATACTACTCGTGTACGCAAAGATATTGAAAAAGCTAGTAGCCAATTTTTAAAAAGAAAGAAGTTATAAATAATGCATGTTCGATTACTCAGTTATAGTCAACCCACACAAGAATTCGCAGATCTTGGCATCCAAAATGCACAGGAACTCATTGCGTATTGCGCCCGTGTCAGCAATCCCTCCAATCAACTCAACACAGACACATCAGAAAAACTCATCCAATACTTGGTCAAACACCAACACTGGAGCCCACTTGAAATGGTCTCCGCCTGTATCGAAATTACCACAACAAGAGATATTGCACGACAGATCCTTAGACATCGTAGCTTCAGCTTTCAAGAATTCAGTCAGCGATATGCTGACCCTACTAAAGACCTGTCGTTTGTACTGCGAGAAGCACGACTCCAAGATACAACTAACAGACAAAACAGTATCACAACAGATGATAAAATGCTATCAATCGAATGGGAACGTGCTCAGAAAAGAGTTATATACGCCGCACAAAGAGAATACGAGTGGGCTATCGCTAATGGTATAGCTAAAGAGCAAGCTCGTGCTGTATTACCGGAAGGGCTTATCGAAAGTCGTTTATATATGAATGGTACACTACGTAGCTGGATTCATTTTATCGAATTGCGTAGTGCTAATGGTACTCAGAAAGAACACCAATTAGTTGCTATTGAATGTGCAAAAGTTATTGCTAAGATCTTTCCGCTTGCCGATCAACTTGTTGCAGGGTAAATTGTTTTAACAACCAATCAAAATCATTGATTTTCTCAAGTGCCTCTAAGTTAGAGGCATTTTTTTCCCCGTAACTTTTACCAGCAAGTGCCCCGGCAATGGCAAAAATACCGTATTCTCTATCGTCACCCGAACTACACCATGTAATTAATCTTTGTAAAGTTTCTACATCGTCCTGACGATCAATAGCGTTACTAGATAGTTTAACACACTCTCTAAAAGCACTACGCCAAGTAGTAAATGGATCGGTATTAAACCGTGTAATATTACTTACCTCTGGCATAGCTTTAAACAAATTACTGATGCTGGTTGTCATATCAACGTTTGCAGTCATCATGTTCATTGTTAATTTTTTTGGTAATAGTTTAACTCCGCCGTAGCCATATTCTAAATCGTTTATAGGATTAATACTACGCCAAACATGGACATGATCTACTTCATTATTAGGAACTTGATAACTAAAATCAAACGAATCTAATACTTCGGCATCCCCGTCTACTACCCAAAACATTTTAGTCATTGCTTTTTTAGCGGCCGCTATATGTGCATTATGTATACCATCTATACCATGTACACGTTTTAATGTAGGATTGCTAAATCTAGCTTGTAATCTAGCAAAATTTGCATCTGCATTTGGTTCATTATAGCTAATAAAAATTATATCGTACATTATCGTTTCCTAATAATCCGGGGAGTATTTGCGTATACAGTTTTAAAAAATTGACTACCTGCTTGATCTAAATTGGCTATTTCCAATTTACATTTTTCTTTAAGCTCTTGTCCTAAGAAATTTATGTATTTTGTTACTTCATCAGGTTCTGCCAATGCATGGGTAGTTTCCCACATAGTAGTAAGATAATCAAAATCACGTACATTTGCATAGTCCCAGTCTGTACAATTAGTTTTCCAGCAACCTTCTCTTGCGCCTAATATACTCCATATACCATTTTTAACATCGGCCCCTACACTAGACCATATCAATAATCTATGATAATTTTGCCACCATATAGTGCGTAGGCTTTCAGCTTTGGTGCCTTGATCCAGTGACATTTTTACGCCTTCGCGAAAACCCGCTCTCCATGCTTGGAAAGGAGTTTCGTTAGTGAAGCTTTCACTGTAGTTTTCATTAAATTGATAATACTTATTATCAAAACAAAACTCAACTAGACCTTTTTTATCTTCCGGATCACTATTTTCATGTGTGCGCATTTCATTAACAAATTTCCGTGTCCACATTTTTAAACCGCCATTACCATACTCTAAGTTGTTTACATGAACTTTTCCGCACCAGGAAAATACATGCTCGGATGTTAGACCCAATGCATCTATATCCACATCAACTTCGAGGAATTTTGGATCAATAATATTGTCTGCATCCACAGTAACAAAGTATTCCGTTTCACTTAATGCGGCACAGGCTTTATGCGCGGCGTCGCTGCCTTTAACTCCATGCACACGTTTGGCCCACGGGGCTTTGCTTAATAAATCGGCATAATTCTTTTCAGCATTTGGTTCATCATAGCTGAGAAAAATAATGTCCTGTTCTATAATTTTAATTTTTTCCATAATTGATTGTCATTCCGTACGATTCGAAAAACGGCAATGTAAACATTGCAATTTCAGTTATGTTGCTTTCCTCAAGTGTAGTAAATTCTACAACAACTGATTCAGTAGTTACTAAATCTTTAATTTTTATTTCAATACTACGAATTAAAAAATTAATATTATTTTCTTTAATTACAAAAAAGTTTATTTTACTATTTAGGCTTTTACTACGAGGATTATTTAAAAAATCTTTATTAATTGTAAACACCCATTTGTTAGTATGCCAAGTAACTTGTAGTATTGCAGTATTATCTTCAACTATCCTTATATACTCTACGATGTTGCTTTTAAACACCACAGGACTTTCTTTTTTGTTTACGAATTTTATAGCATCTTCTTCATCAAATTCTAATCTAAAAAATATAAAATTATCTTTACCTATTAAAAACCTTTCAACTGTGCTAAAGTCAACTTCAACTGTTTCGTATGGCAGGCTTGACAGTTCATTGGTTATTGAAACAATATCACCGGTATCCTTATCGTAATAAATTCTATATTGATCAATAAAACTACGATTATAGAATTTAGCATATTCATCATTTGGCATGTATTCATCTTTCATTGATAATTGCCTTTAATTTAGATATGATATGATTATCGGAAACAAAATCTTTTTCTACATAATGAAACAGATGATATTGTTTAATATTACCAACCATTAGTTCACCGTGCTTTGTATAGATATGAGGAATGGTTTCTGTCCATTTGATTGGTATTGGATTCCAATCTTGTACTCCTGGTTTCATATGTACAAACCTTAACGGGCTACAATTATCAGCTGACGAATTATATCCAGTCATTTCCAATGCAATAGCACTGGCTAAATCCATACTGAGCCAATCTTGATAATGTTCTGGTGCAAATTTTCCATAACACCATGCCCAGTTATTAACTACAAATTCTAATGTTTTATAAAAATATTCTGCTGTTTCACTTTTTCTAAAATAGTGTAAAGCATGGTGTGTGTTAGGCAATTGATTAACTGTAAAGGTTTTTCTATACACACTATCATTAATAATATCACCTTTATAATTTAGTGTTTTTGAACAAAATAATAAATCATGATCTTGTGCATACCACCACCAGTCTCCGATGTCTTTTAACATTAGCATATCTGCATCTAGCACTATTGTTTCATCGTACGGAGTAACGTGATAAAGTTTCCAACGGTGCTCGGCTGACAAGTCTCCCCCCGCAACTTTATACCACGGGATTGGAATAATTTGATCAAATACTTGTTTATATTCATCATTTAATAGATCATTAGTAACTATAGAGATATCAGTAACTTCTGACTGTGTAGCCTTAATACTCAGAGCAAGAGCGTATGCTTGTTTTACATAATCGATATTGTTTTTATTTTCTGCAAATAATAAAAATCCTTTAGACACCATAACCCCCATCGATAAATCGTGTAAGGCTTTGCTTGTTCATAACATGTACGTCTAAATTGTTTGTAGATACTAGTGTGTATTCGCCTGGATAATATTGTTTTTCTACTAAGAATTTCATAACGCTATCCTTCATACTAACAAATATGTCTCTGTCTAACACAAAGTTCATTTTACCAGGAAGCTCCCACCCAAAATCTCCTTCAGTTAAACCATTCATGACGTGTATAGCAATACTAAATGCAAAATCGTTTCTAAATAACGGGCTATCTATTTTATAAACAACCCTAAAATATTCCCAATTTGTTTTAATATATTCTATCAAATTAAAAAACGATTCGGTACTTGCCGTCTTTTCAAAAATAAAAACAGTACCCCAATAAAAAGGAATACTGTGCTGATTTATACGATCATAGGCATTTGAGCGCCATCCTGATAAATCAAAGTTTTTACGGTATATTTGAAATTCATAATCGTTTTTAAGAGCTTTGGCCAGTGTATTGGAGTTGATAATAAAATCACTGTCAATAACTAATGTACGATCGTATGGAGTAATTGCATACACGTGATTCCTAGTTAAGTTTTTCCACTCGGCCGTACTGAATGCCAGTGTACCGTCGTAGAATTTTTTCTGTTGATTATTATTACCAGATATAGGAATTATTTGGTCAAAAACTTCATTATGCTCGGGATAAAAACTTAGATAATCTATACTATCGGTAGCAAGACTAACTGGAATATTTAAAAATTGTTTAACACGTTTGGCGGCAAACAATGCTAATTTTACATAGTCTACACCAATAGTATTTTGAGCAAATATTATGCAACCTATTGTCATAGATCCACTAGGTCTTTTACATTACGTTTACGTTTTATTTCTGCAAATTTAGTATGATATTCGTTTACTGCTTCAAAATATACGCTGACAATATTATCTAAAAAATCCTGAACATCTTTAATAATTACAGGTTGATTGTTTGAATCAACAAATACAATGTCTTCTGTATGTCCTAAATCTGTTAAATTTTTAGCAAAATTGATTAGGTTGTAATCAACATTAAATGTTGCACCGTTGATATAGTATACTAATTTTTGAGTATACTCTTCTAAAATGATTCTACGTTGATTTGATAAGGTAGCCATGTAATTGGCTACTGCAAATGCTTTTTCAATTTTCTCGTCCATAATAACCTCAGCTGAATGCTTATAATATACTCTTATAGTTATCAAGTCAATCGATTAGAAAAATTATTTATGGCCCCCAGACAACAATAACCATACCAGATCCACCGCTGCCGCCTGTATAACCAGTTATGGCTGCGTCAGTACTAGTAGTTCCATGAGGAGTGGCTGGACTAGCATCGCCACCGCCGCCACCAGAACCTGTATTTGGAGAGCCATTTAACCCATTTCCTGGCCAAGGATTTGCTGTACCGGCGCCACGGCCATAGCCAGCGGCACCGCCTGTTGTTGTGCCGCCATAGCCGCCGCCGCCCCATTGTACATTCCAATTATCATATCTTCCAGATAAAGAAAGATTACTAGATAAACCGCCCGATTCACTAGTTGAAACAGCTCCGCCTGCACCTCCGCCGCCGCCACCATAAAACCCCCATATTGTGCCTGCTGTACCAGTAGTTCCGGCGCTGCCAGGATTACCAGATCCTGAACCACCTCCAGTACCACCCGACAAACCGCTACCATTAGTGCCAGGATTACCGCCAACTGCTTGGAAACTACCAAATTGTGTTGTTCCGCCGGTAGCACCTTGTGCGCCGCCATTGCCTAGAGCAACACTGATACGTTGACCCGGGCTGACTGATTGTATCAGTGAACTTCGAACTTGGGCGCCGCCGCCGCCGCCGCCAGCACGGTTGCCGCCACCACCGCCGCCACCAACCATATAGATACCTAATGTATATATACCTGTAGGAACAGTAAAAATTCCATTACTGTATTGAGCTGTACCGGAACCATAGCTACTATTTTGTCCAGTAATTAATACTTCTCCTGCTGGAGTAATAGATGTGTCGTTAACATTAATACTAACCGCGGCTAAACCATTATTTAATGTGATGGTCATAGTTGTTTGGCCGTCAGTATATAAATCGTTAATTATGGTAAAACCTAAAGAGGCAGCGCCGCCTGAAACTGTAAAATAACTAGCAGTAGAAGTATATCTGGTTACGCCGTCTGGGGTAGCTCCAAAACCAGAAACTGTATAATATAAAACTGCTCCTTCGTTGACATTCTGTGTTTGTAATAGAACTGTAAACGTATCGCCCTCACTTACATAATACGAACTAGAACTTAATCCGTATAGTGCAGGTGCGCCCGACATAGTTTGTAAATCTCCTGCAAAGGTAATACCCGGAGGATTAAGGCTGACATAACTACCACTCGCACGGCGCATGCCAATATATTGTGTTAAAATTCCATCAATATATTCATCACCTGCATAAAAAACAGGTGTTCCGCTACTAACTCCTGCATCGTCGTTGTATTGACATTGTAAGTACATATAACGGCCAGAGCCATCTAAATATGCACGAACTTTAAAACTGTTTGATGCATACGCACCGCTTGGGGGTGTTTCTGTAAAAAGTGTCTGAGCACTAGTTGTAAGTTGGAAAAATCCTATATTAGTAGGAGTACTGGTATATCCTGAAGAAACTAAACCACCGCTAGTGGTAGTTGTATTGGAACCGATAATAATAGTTCCCATTGCCCCAAACATTCCACTCCATGTATTATCTTTTGTAGAACTTTTTGAACCAAACGATCCTGTTAATGTACAAGCAACTGTAAGATATCCACCAGCATTAAAAAATGCGCGAGCGCCGGACGGGCTTCCAAAATCTATAGTTGCAGTACTTTGTATATTTCCGTTCCAAACTGTTGCTCGAGCAGTAGTTCCTATGTTGGCTGTTGCTGTTTGATTTGCACCAACTGAATTAGCGTTGGCTAATACTAATTGTGCAAAATCGTAATAATTTTTTCTAAATGCTTCTGAAATAATATTAGATGTAGTAGGAATTAATAAAGAATTTCCAGCATTAACATCGCCTGTTTGATGAACTCGTGCTTTAATCAAATCCGAAGCTAAATTAGACCAATTGTTTTGATAAATTCGTGCATCACCACTTCCGGATAATGGAACTTGTACGCTTGCAACTGCTTGGTTATATCCAAAAGTTGGAGCGGCATCTGTCGGTGCTCCTAGTACTTTTGATGCAATGGTTTGTATTGTATTAAAGTCGCCGGCTGTGTTGGCAGTAATTATATTGCCTACTCCTGGGCCACTTTGTCCATATCCGACTAACGTCGCAGTTCCAGTGCCGCCAGAAAAACCTTGCGCTGTCCCGTATATGCTAGCACTTAAAGTTATTGTGGTAGGAGTTAATGCAATGATCCAATATGTAGTTCCAGTTTGGAGTCCTCCAAACGTTGTGCCTGTAAATCTTACAGATTCAGTCACAGCAAAGCCAGTAGTTGAATCTACTGTAACTATTCCGCCTGTTGTAATTGCACTAGCTATTGCCACGCTTATTCCTTATACCTATAATATAGTTAGCTTAGATTTAGTTTACTAAGATAATTATTGAATTAATGTTGTGCTAACGAGCGGAATAGGTGTTGAAACGTTACTTCCGCTAGCATAAGTTGTTGAAAATGCTACTGCCAAAGATCCATCTACGTTTTCGTCAACATTTCCAGCCGCATCATCTTGGAAGCGAACAGTAATCAATAATTGTGTAGCCGATATATCTGTACTAGCATACACAGTCAATGCATTTGAACTGTATGCTCCGCTAGGTGCATTTTTTTGAAAGATTAGGCGAGGTGCAGTAGTTAGTTCAAACCAACCAACTGTACTTACTATACTCGGGTTGCTAGAAGAACTATCAAAACCAGAACCGCCTACACTAGTGTTATCTTGAGTAGTATCGTTAGCTCTAAAAATAATTTTACCAATTTGTTGAAACATTGTTTGCCATGTTTGATCTTTAATAGTAGACCCTGCACTAAATGTTCCCGTTAATGTTGGAGCAATTTCAATCTGACTACCTGCGTTAAAAAATGCACGGGCCGCATCCGTTGTTGCTACGCTGTTAGAATCTTTAAATGTAAAAGTAGCAGTAGTCTGAATATCACCATTCCAATTAGTGTTTCTAGTTACAGTTGTTAACGACTGAGTAGCTAACTGGCTAGCCGCAACCGTTTTTATACCAGTAGCAAGACTAATAGTATAACTTGCACTAGATGTTACTTGTGTTGCATCTTGCCCAAGAGTTATGCTTACTCCTTGCACAACGCTTACAATAGTTGCTCCAGCAATTCCTGGCCCTGTTATAGTTCCGCCTACCATTATAACTGCCGCAGTATAGCAAGTTACTACTCGAGGAGTACTAAGAGAAGTCACAGAAGCTGTTACTGCTGAAATCGTAGGATTGTATGCAGTTATGTACAGTCCTTGAGCATAAGACAAATATCTTGACATTAAATTATATGTTAGTACACTAGCTATGTGAGTTTTTCCATTGATTGGATCATATGTTCCAGGATTACTAACATAACCCAATGTTACACTAGTAGTTGTACTTGCTGTGGATATAAATGTACCATTATAACTTGTATTTGCACTACCAGTAATTTTGTAACTTGCGCCAATACTTGGTGCTATGTCTTGAATGGGTATGTTAAATGTTACTAGATATAAACCAGCACTCAATGTAGGCGCTGTAGTACTACTGACTGTTATAGGATTTAAATTTCCAGGAACTGGTAAAGTAACAGTTGTAGGAGCTGTACCAGTTTGATGCGTTCCTATCTTGGCTAAATCTGTCCTTAAATTAACCCAGTCAAGTAATTTAACCTTGGCTTTAACTGCAACCTGATTACTAGTAATAGTTTGGTTATATCCGTATTGTCCAATACCTGGACCTAGTATAGTATTAACTAAATTCCAAATAACATTGTAATCGGATGCTAATATTTTTGAGCCTGCGCCTGCCATGTTTTATCCTTATAAGACCAGTGCTTCAATGACTACTACGCCAACATTTTCAGTTGTTTCTAACGCAATGGCAAAATAATCACTGTTAGTTCCATAAGATGCTTGGGCTGTTCCGTTAGGGCCGGCAACTAATTTTTGACCTTTCTTTACTTGACCTGTGACTTTTACAGGAACACGACCTTTTAGTGCAACATAAACGCCGCCTTCAAGACCACTGTTCATCATGTATGCTGGATTTCCAGACACTGGCCCAACTGCACAACATCCAACTTCACAAGCTGTTACTTCTTTATCACCGCCGATCATTAAAACTGTACCTACTTCGTATTCGGCATCAGCTAGATATTTTTCTGCTAAGTCAGCATAGTCTGCTGAACTTGCAATACCTTGGAATATGTTTGCAAATATATCGGCATTGTTATCACGGACTGCAACTGTGTTTGGAACAGTGCCGGTATTACCTGTGCGATACCCGTTACTAACACTTTCTAATAAACTGCTGGCCTGACTAGCGGTACCAGAAAAGTTAGTAGCATAAATTGTATTATACTGGCGTGTTGAACTACCAATAGTAGCAATGTTTGCCATGTTGATGTCAGGGATAATTGCAGTGCCAGATATTGTTAACGGACTTACTTGAGCACTGTTAACAGTAACTTGGAATACTAATGTATTTCCCTGTTGATTTGCTAAAGTTGGTATGCCACTAGCAATATTAAACAAAATTGGATTACTAGCGCCTAAGAAAAAGCCAGCATCTCCAAATGATACACGATTAGTAAAGCCAGCATTACCGCTACGTAGATAGTCACTAGCCGCATATCCACCTAAACTATCGGAATCACTGGCAGTTCCCCAAAAGCGCATGGCCGAATCTGATGTTGTAAATTTGCTTTGTGCATTTAATGAGCTACTTGATAAGGTAATACCTTTTCTGATATCACTAAAACCATTTGTTGGATTGCTTGCAATGTTTGGATTTAATGTAAATGCCTGTTGACTAATAACATACATTACCTGACCACCAACGTAAGCTAAAATAATCGAGTGCGATCCACCGTTGACATCCGTTACGCTTGCACTTCGCATTTGCGTAGTTCCAGCGCCTGCAACACTTTGCGGCCCAACTAAAACATAACCAGCGCCGTTATTAACGTATACCTGCTGATTAACAGAATCAAACCAAAATTCGCCTTGTTTTGCGCCGCTTGGCTGTAAATTTGTTACAGTAACTTCGCAACCGCTAGTTACACGATAACGACTACCGTCCCAAAAACGTAATTTTGAATTAGCTGTATCGTACCATAATTGTCCAGTAAGCGGATTATTTGGACCATTGGCATTAGCAAAATGTTCTAGCATATACACCAGGTTTTCGCTTTGAATTTCGCCGTATCCAGCATAATTTTTACCAATTAATTTAATCGGTAGTGTGTTATCTACAGTTCCGTCCGCTACTACTGTTAGCTGGGTTCCTCTAGAATTAAGAATCGTGTATGACATCAGTTATTCCTCGTTTTTTATATTTATCGCTACCAATTAAAAGCTATTCAAGGCCACACGTTTCCACGTATTTTCGGCTGTACAAATGTACAAATAACTCGTATCCCAAGCAAATTGTCCCAGTGTGCCTGTACTAGTTCCAGTTTTAGTAGCACTTAACCCTATTGTTAGACTCGATCCTGTTAAACTTAACGTTCCTCGGATAATTGCACTTCCGTTAACATCTATTGTAGCTTGTGGAGTAGAAGTATAAACTCCAATCTGTCCAACATTTGAATTTACAAAAATAGCACTGGTTGAACTGCCGCCTACTGGGACTACGTTTACTTGAAAATTTCCGCCCGGTACAACTGATTCAACTTTTAAAGTATCTGTACCTGAATAAATTTTTCCACTTTGATTACTACCTAATTGTAATGCATTATCATTTGCAATAACTACTTGGTTTAATGTAAGGCTTTGTCCGTAACTACCGTTAGCTTGTAAATCCCCAGTACTCATAAAGTTTGAAACAGCTTTGATAGTACCGTCAGTGTCTATAATGCCCGATGCTGTACTGGCCTGCACATTAAAAGTTAATCCGGGATAGCTACTGATATTAAATCCAGCTTTGATAACTTTATTACTAGCACTTATTGTTGTACTAGCAACTGTTTGACTTGTACTAACACTGTATGTTCCGACTCCGCCGGTTCCTGTTTTAAAAGCAGTAACTACCGTACTAGATGCAATGCCGGTTCCTGATAAAATTTGTCCTACACTAATTTGTCCGGTCGTTACTCCAGTGATAGTTAATGTAGTACCAGTTTGAAATCCTAAAAAGCTACCAAATGTATAACCACTAATTGCAGTTAAAGGTGTAAATGTATCTAAACTATAAATTCCAACTAGGTTATTTGCAAGATAAAAATATAAAACAGTATGCGGACTGCTGTACTGATCTAAAATTGTTACTGTTTTAAATCCCGATTGGCCTTGATTTTTTGTATATATCGGAGCGGCTAGTACTGTTGCATTGCCATCATTAAAATACATTTGTTGATTAGTACTATCTATCCAAATATCACCAGCGGCAAGTTGGGCTGGAGGAGTAGCACTCACTAACGCTCCTCCTGTTACTTTAAATAAGTTTCCATCGTATACTTTCAAGCGGCCCGACGATTTGTCAAACCATACTTGACCTGTAATTGGCTTAGTTGGTGCAGATGTTCCGGCAAAATTTTCTAATAAGTAAACAAAATTCTCATTAAAATAATTACCATAGCTACTTGAATTTTTTCCAACTAAAGTTAAACTAGTAGTAATTTGATCAAACTGGCCGTCCAACACCTGAGTTAGTTGTGTTCCGTCGGTTGTATATACTGTGTAACTCATTAAACGGCTCCGGTAAAGATAATATAGTTAATAGTCAAATATGGATTCATAATAGTCACTGGGTTACCGATAGTTTCGCCTGAATCTAAAGATATAGCTCCAGAGTTTGACAAATACTGTGCTTGATTAGCGGCAATAGTTCCAGGGCCCTGTCCTGCAATAGCATCGCCGTCTTGCGGTGCACCTGCAATGGGTCGTATTGCATAATACTGAGTACCAGCCGCGCCTTTTAATGTGTGCGTATGGGCCGGTAAATTTCCCTTAGCTAATTTAATTTGGAAAGTTCCAGATGCGCCGCCTACTGTCTGACTTGTAACTGCACCTCCAAGGCGGCCAGCTGGGCCGCCGCCTGCGCTTTGAGTATCTTTAGCGGAATCAATGACTACGCTTAAACCGTTATTCATATTATCTAGGCCTAACGGGAAACGTCCACGAAGGTCGGGTAATGCAAATGTACTACCAGTTGGATATCCAACTAATTGTGCGGCAGGTTTATAAACATATCCTGCAGGTGCTCCGATAATATTGTTTAATGCACCGTAATCTTTAATAGAAACTTCACTGCCGTCACACCATAAAAAACCAGCTGGAAGAGTTTTTCCACTATAAGGTAATATTGTTCCGATTGGAACTTGTAATCCGCTAACAAGATTGCTTCTTGTAATTGTGTTTAATCCAGCATTGCCCGGACGATAAAACAAAAATATATCGGTAGACTGTGGAGCGCCAATTGGTTTTGTAGAATCTGTGAATGAACTTGTTGCAAGTGCTGTGTTAAATGTAATAGTTGAATTAGTATTACCAGTAGATCCTAATGTAGGGAAAGAACTGATATTAGAACCGTCTGTAACAATAACGTTACTGTTAACATCTCCTGCTAATACAAAATTGATTGCTTGTGCTAGTCTGGTCGCAGATCCACTAATACTTACACTTGCTGTTGCACCGCTTGCAAATGTTCCGTTAAATGTTCCGTAAAAATTCTTGGCATAAACTGAATTTAATCTATAATTTGTTCCGCCTAGTGCCGGGTCGGCGCCAATATTCCATATTTCATTTGCAGTGGGTTGAATATTTGAACTTAAATTAACTAATTTTGAATTAGCGCCGCCTGACAAATTTACTATGCCAGCAAACGTTGCTGGGCCAGCAACTTGGAATCCGCCTGATGTCGCAAGGCTATCATCATCCGTTCCGTTGATTTTAATTTTGCTATCAGTTTGTATAACACCCGATACATCAAGACTTTGTGTCGGGTTTGATTTATTAACGCCAACAAATCTGTTAGAGTCAATATGTAAAACTGTAGCTGGGCCACTATTACTGTAATTAACCCTAAACTCAATACTATTGCCTGTTTTGGCATAAAATGCCGCAGTATTATTTGTATCTGTAAAAATACTTAAACTTCCAGTATCACTGCCAAGTGTTAGGCCGCCGGCGTTTTTAATAGTTAAACTATAATTTGTTGTACTGGGTTGATCACTGCGCAATAAACTTGTTAGGCTTAACGGAGCGGCTGCATTGGCAGGATCTGTTAATTTATCTGCTTGGCTAATGATACCAGAAAACTTATAAGAATTACTGATATTATTAGTGTCAGTGTATACGTTTACACCTTTATTGATTACGTTAAATCCTAAAATAGTTGTTTTAGGAATAAATGTATTGTCGCTAATAACCATTGCACGGTTATTGTTTACAAAAATACTTTGTACCACGTGAGTTATATTATTGACGTCTGCAAAACTTTCTAATTTAGGACCAGTTTGTGCTCCGGCACTATATGTTGGACCTACAAGCAACCATTGACTACCTGTGTATAAATTTAATTGTTGATTAACTGTATCAACCCACAAATCGCCTTGGATACTGTTGGTAAGATCAGGAGCCGCAGCCGCTTTACGAACGTTACCGGCGGCCTGCCAACCATTTGCAGTACCATCAATGTTAACTTTTAACTGACTAATTCCGCTTGTGTTGTCAAACCATAATTGACCTTGTACTGGAGTAGCCGGGGCACTTGGGCTGGCATAATTTTCTAACAAGTGTAGGAAATTTTCTGCAATTAACGGACCGTAGCCTGCATAGTTCTTGCCTACGAAAGTTACATCAGTTTGTGTATTAATTGTTTGATCAGCAACAGTAATTGGTGCTTTGGCCGAGTTGTTTGTTTCTGTAAATTTAACGGTATATGACATCGATTAAACTCCTGCCAAGCCAGTTAAACTTTGAATTCGAACTGTATAATCAATTTGGATTAATCTATTCAACGATTTTTGTACTGGGTTAAAAATAACATGAGTTAGTAATAGTCCGGTTGATGTAGCATCTGCCCCTGGGTAACCAACTAGGCCTAGTTCGTCAAATACAAAACTACTATTTGTACTAGTGGCATTGTCAAATGCCTGCTGAATTCCATTACCATCACCATAATCTAGTAAGCAAGTTACAAAAATATCTGTATAATTTGTGCCTGTTACATGGCGAACTTGAATATAATTTCTTGTAGGATCTGTATTGTTGCTATTGCTAGCATCAACTACTTTGGCATATTGTTGGTTATATAAACTAGCATTGCTTCCTGAACTATTCGGAGTTAGATATGTAATAATACCAGTCGGATCAACTGCTGTGCCGCCGTTACCAAACGCCATTTGATAAACAGTACCTTGTCCAGTGTTAGCCATAGTATTTGCCAGGGCAATACTCATGTTTTCATAATGGATAGCGTTACGTTTATTAATGTAGATTTCTTTAGATTCAGGGTCAAATATCTTAATATGTCCCTCAATATGAATTCCTGTTGCGTCTTTAGTCTGCATATCAATCTCTCTTTATCTTGTATTTAGCTGTTTTCATTATGTGCTAGTTTAATCTCTTAGAATGGTTTACTTGCTGAAGTTGTAACTGAACCTGTGGGTTTTGTTAACATTGTTTTTCCTTATGGCGGGCCTGTGTTGTCCCTGCACGTTATTATTTAGTATCCAAATCTTGTCTTGTATGCGTTA